GTATCTGTGTGGAACTTCTATCCTGACCCAGACGCAAACAACATGGACGAAGCGCAGTTTGTGATTGAGCGACATAAGATGTCTCGCTCTCAGATTCGTGCGCTGAAGAAACGTCCATACTTCCGTTCTAACGTAATTGATGAAGTCATCATGTTAGGCGAGAACTACGACAAGAAGTATTGGGAAGATGACCTGTCAGACTATGCACCAGAGCATGGCATTGACCGCTTTGAAGTGCTAGAGTATTGGGGTACAGTAGATACTCAAATGCTTGAAGAAGACGGTGTTACTATTCCTGACGAACTAATGGAGTTTGATGAACTTCAGGCAAACATCTGGGTATGTAATGGTAAACTTCTCCGTGTTGTACTGAATCCATTCAAACCTGCAAAGATTCCATATTCTGCTGCGCCTTATGAACTCAATCCTTATTCATTCTTTGGGGTAGGTATTGCAGAGAATATGGATGACACACAAACACTGATGAATGGCTTTATGCGTATGGCTGTTGATAACGCTGTACTGTCTGGCAATCTCATCGTGGAAGTTGATGAAACAAATCTTGTACCGGGACAGGACTTGTCTTTGTATCCGGGCAAGGTATTCCGCAGACAAGGTGGCGCACCTGGACAAGCAATCTTCGGCACGAAGTTCCCCAACGTGTCATCTGAGAACATGATGTTGTTTGACAAGGCACGACAGCTGGCAGACGATAGCACTGGCTTCCCATCATTTGCACATGGGCAGACAGGTGTATCAGGTGTAGGTCGTACAGCGTCAGGCATCTCTATGTTGATGAACGCTGCAAGTGGTAGCATCAAGACTGTTATCAAGAACGTAGATGACTATCTGCTACGTCCATTGGGTGAAGGCTTCTTCCGTTTCAACATGCAGTTTGACTTTGACCCTGACATCAAGGGTGACCTAGAAGTTAAGGCACGTGGCACAGAAAGTCTGATGGCTAACGAAGTACGTAGCCAACGTCTGATGCAGTTCTTGGGTGTGGCAAGTAATCCAGCACTTGCACCATTTGCTAAGTTCCAATATATTATTCGTGAGATTGCAAAGTCTCTTGACCTTGACCCTGACAAAGTAACTAACAATATGGATGAGGCTGCGTTGCAAGCGGAACTACTTAAAGGTTTCCAGCAACCAGCTGAAGCACAAGCCCCCGTACCAGGTGCAGACGCAATGGATACAGCTGGCACAGGCGGTGGAACAATCGGTGTAGGACAAGCACCAGTACCAGGTGAACAAGGATTTACAGGAAATAATGGACAAGGAATTACTCAGCAAGCTGAAGCCGTTGGTCAACCACAAGGCATGGGACCACTTCAGTAATTACATTGACCACTTGATTGCTCTACAGGCAAAGACGCTTGAGCAGTCGGACAACAATATCATGATGCACCGTTGCCAAGGTGCGATTGCTACGCTACGTAAAGTGGGCAATCTACGAGAAGAGGTAAAGCAAAACGATGGCTAAAAGTGATTACGATTTTCTGTTAGATGCACTAGCTGTCGATGAGCAGATGACGGTTGAACCAGACCCCGATGGTATTCTCACAGGTCCTTACGGTGTTGTAATTGACCCACGTGAAACATCTGCTTATGCAAACAATATGCGGATTGCAGAAGAACTTGGCATCGAACTAAATCGTAACACAAGCACAGAAGACTTTGCACGAGTTGCTCGTGGTCTTATTCAGCAACATGATAATGTTTTACGTGACCAAATCCCTAACTATGACCAGCTGTCAAACATCAACAAGTATGTGCTGATTGATACACGGCATAACACAGGACAAACATACAAGGGTCTTGCTAAAGATTTGCTGGCATATCAGGAAAACCCTACAGAGAAAAACGCACGTGCTGTTGTACAAGACTCACGCAGAGTGCAAGGCGGTACAGCGTCAGAGGGTTTGGATAACCGTGTAGCAAAAGTGCTATATCGTGCAGGAGTTGTTGATGATATACCACAGGCACGAGACTATGGTTTGCTACAGGCTACAGATACAGCAGGACTACATCTTCTAGATAGGATGAATTACACGCCACCCAAAGATGACCTGCCTGTTGTAGAGCCGGGTACTACAGATACACAAGAACCTGTATACATGGCTGAACAGAATGAAGATTATACTACTGTTGACAAAGGTGACACACTTAATAAGATTGCGTCTCGTACAGGTCTTGAACTAGAAGAGTTGCTTGCACAGAATCCTCAAATCAAAAATCCTGATTTGATTGAGCCAGGTCAACAGATTTACACAGCAGAGCGTGGCATGCTTTCTGGAGCAGGTGACTTTGTTCAAGGGGTAACTAGCGCAATAACAGGTGGCACAGGCACACGACTTGGAATGAATGAGGGCGGTATGGCTAAACAAATGGAAATGTTTGACGATGGTGGGCTGTTGCAGGAGGGCGGCAGTGTTGACCCCTTTTCTGGCAATGACGTTCCTGTGGGTTCTACTCAAGAAGAAGTTCGAGATGATATTCCTGCGCAACTAAGCGAAGGTGAGTTTGTGTTTCCTGCTGACGTTGTTCGTTATCATGGTTTGGAGAAACTTATGGACATGAGACAGGAAGCAAAGCAAGGGCTACAGGTTATGGACGCTATGGGTCAGATGGGCAATTCCGAAGAAGCTATTATCCCAGACGACATTCCATTTAACATTGATGACCTCGATATGGAAGACGATGGTGTACAAGAGTTTAACGTAGGTGGTATGCCGCAAGGTGTGGGGCAAGTACAATCTTCCATGACCGCCTCTCCTACTGGCGTTGTTGCAACAGCACCAATTACAGGTGCAGGACAGTTTGCACAAGTGCAATCATCTAGCCCATATTCAATGGAACAAGCACCAGCAGGGCAAGCAACAGCACAGCCAGCAGGTACTTTGTCTGCCCAACAGTTAATTCCATCAACAGAACTACGTCAATATATTAATGAGTCTGGTCAGATTATTTCTATTCCGTTTGCTAATGGACAACCAGTGTATCCGATTCCTGCTGGCTTTAAACCTTACTCAGAGCAAGCAGCGACACCAGCAGCACCACCTGTAGCAACTGCACCACCTGCACCAGCACAACAAGATACTGGTGGCGGTGATGATGACCAGCAAGATACTTTTGGACAAGGTGCTACGACAGTTTTTGGTGGGGTGTCAAAAGACGGACTAATTCAAGGTGGTACAACCTACGAAGTATCGTATGACCGTAGCAGTGGTTCTGCACTACCGGGTGTCTTGGGTTTGTTGGGTGGTGGTTTTGACCGAGTTACTCTTACAGATGCAGGTGGTCGTAAGGCTACTATGTCTAAAGATATGTACGACTCACTGAAAGGTAATCGTACATCTAGTTACACAACAGAAACGCTTGAGCGTTTGTTTGACGCTACAGCTGCTGCTGACCAATCTATTCGTCAGTCTGGTGCATTGGATAAAGGTTTCTTGGGTACAGGTATTGGTGGTAACTACAAAGAAATTGAAACAGCAGCCGCTAAAGAAATATATGACGAGTATGGCTTGGACTATAAAGGACAGCCACTTGCAGAAGCATTGATTGTTCAGCAAGAAGCAGAGAAAGAACTGTCTCGTCCTGAAATTAGAACACCAAGTGTTACAACACCAGCAGTTGCAGACATTGCTCCGTTAGGTGACCCATATGATGAACGCACAGGTCCTGTAGGTATTGGTACAGGTCCTTTGCCTGAAGTAAGTCTTACCGCAACAGAAACACTACCAGATGGTACAAAACAACCTGTACAGCGAATAGATGCTACCAATGTAGGCGGTTCTCAATTTGGCTTTGGTGCTATGGCAGATACACGCCCAGCAACAGCAGGGGATGTAGCACGTCTTGAAGGTATGTCTGATGTTAAAGTTGGACAGATGTTGACACCTACAGAGATGGCGTTCTCTGACGAAAGAACAATGCAACGTGTAGATGCACCTACAGTTCCTGTAACTAAAAACGTAGAAGTGTCTACAATTAATCGCTTTGGTAAGTTGACAGACTATCAAAAGGTTGGGGACGACTATTTCCGTGTTAAGGACGATGGTTCGCTTGCGAGTGCGCCAGCTACAGGTCTTACCGCTGCAAACTTGCGCAACCCTGACTCACCTATCGTTACTCGTGGTTCTCGCACAGTAGATACAGGTGAACGTATTGCACTGCCAACACCACGTCCTGACCGTGCGCAACTAGAACGTGACCGTATCTTTGCTGAAGAAACAAGTAGCGCACAAGAGGACATAGACCGCAGGGCATCTGAGCGTCTTGCCGCTGACATTGACCGCAACCGTGCGCAACAAGATGCACTGCAAACAATTCGTGATGCAGAACGTGCGCAACGTGAAGAACAGAATAGACGTGCCGCAGAAGAAGAGTCTGCACAGCGTAATCAAGTACGCCAACGTGCAGAAGACCGAGCAGAGCAACAGCGTGATGCGCAAGCAGGTCGTGGCAATATTGTGACATCTAGTTCTGGTCGTCCTGTTACAGACCGTAGTGGTAATGCTGTTACAACAACTGCTGGTTCTAAAGTTGATAGGGCAACCATTGAAAAGCAAGCCAATGCTATGAGGGCAGAAGCGGAGCAGTCATCTTCCGATGATGGTGGTGGTGACAGTGGTGGCGGTAAGATTGTATGTACAGAGATGTATCGTCAGACTGAACTAGACGATTGGGCAAGAGCCATGAAAGTCTGGGACATTTATCAAAGAAAGTACTTGACACCACTACACGAAGTAGGGTATCATTGGCTATTCAAACCTTATGTAAAAGGTATGCAGAAAAGCGGTATGCTTACAAGTCTAGGTGCATATCTTGCCAAAGAACGTACACAACATCTTCGCCATGTATTGACTAAAGGTCGTGCCAAGGACAGCTTGGTAGGCAACCTGTGGTGTAAGATTATTCATCCTATTGTATATGTAGCAGGGAAAATTAAAAATGGCTGAAACTGTTGATGAACTAAAAATGGATATTGTTGAACGCTATGCTGCCTTGTCTGATGACGAGAAAGACGTTATTAGCAGTATGGTAGGGACACAAGAACTTAGGGTCATTGGTAAAGTATTAGGTCCAGAGATTGCAGGTATTGCAAACTTCGGGGCTATGAAACCTGCACCAAAACCTAAGAAGCGTGGATTGGCGACACGTTAATTTCGTCAAGCGTCTGGCTACCTAATCCCCCACCCCGACAGTGGCTACGGTTAGCCCCAGTAAAGGAGTCACCATGAGTGAAGCAGTAATGGCTGAAGATATGAAGCCACAGAAGAAAGTAGCATTTGCATCAAAACCTTATTCTCAGGAAGAACGAATCAAGAAAGAGGAAGAGGAACTAGAGCAACTTTTGAAAGAACAACGTGGGGAAGTAGAAGAAGAAACACCACAAGAGGCCGAAGCAGAACCTGCTAGTGCCGAAGAAAAGACTTTCAAGAAACGCTACGGTGACCTGCGTAGGCATATGCAGGAAAAAGAAAAAGAGTTTCAAGAGCAACTGAAAGAAATTAAAAGTCAACTTTCAGCGGCAACTAAGAAAGAAATGAAACTCCCTACGTCTGATGAAGACCTAGAGGAGTGGTCAAAGAACTACCCAGATGTTGCGGCTATCGTAGAAACGATTGCAATCAAGAAGGCAAAAGAGCAAGCGAGTGAAATCGAAGAACGCCTAAAAGCAATTGACGATATGCAGGTTTCTGCAAAGAAAGAGAAAGCAGAAGTCGAACTGATGCGTTTGCATCCAGACTTTGGTGACATTCGTGAGAGCGATGACTTTCATCAGTGGGCAGAAGAGCAACCACGTTGGGTACAGGAAGCACTGTACGAAAACGATAACGATGCTCGTTCAGCGGCACGTGCAATTGATTTGTACAAGGCTGACCGTGGTATTACAGGCAAGAAGCCAAAGGCTGACAAAGATGCGGCAAAGTCTGTCTCATCTAACAATAGTCGGTCAAAGCCACAGGATAACGAGCAGAATACTTACCTAAAAGAATCACAGGTTCAGGCGATGTCTCCACAAGAATACGAGAAGCGTTCAGACGAAATCATGGAATCAATTCGCTCTGGTAAGTTTATTTACGATATTTCTGGCTCTGCCAGATAAAAAAGTATTGACAAATAGTTAAACGTAAGTATAACTATAGTCATACCTGTGTGGATACAGACTGTCGATAACTGTGTCCACACTCTTTCAGCAAACAAGCACAGCTTACGGATTACCTGAAAAGTATGGCCCGTTGACAACTGAGGCGGCCACCTTAGTACGATACGCACCCATGTCTAATCAGCCTCTGACAAGATTTGTGAGTTTGCATCTGTAGAAAAATGCTAACCTAAAGGAGATGAAACAATGGCATTTGCATCAGCAAATGGGTACGGCAATCTTCCTAACGGCAATTTTTCACCTGTAATCTACAGCAAACAGGTGCAGCTTGCTTTCCGCAAGTCTGCCATTGCTGAAGCAATCACAAACTCCGATTACTTCGGTGAGATTGCTAACATGGGTGATTCCATTAGAATCATTAAAGAACCCGAAATCACTGTCAAGTCTTACAGCCGTGGTACTACCATTACGCCGCAAGACCTTGATGACGAAGACTTCAACCTGACAATCGACAAAGCTAACTACTTTGCGTTTAAGGTTGACGACATTGAAGAGGCACACTCACACGTAAACTTCCAGTCATTGGCAAGTGACCGTGCTGCGTACCGCCTCGCTGACCAGTTTGACCAAGACGTTCTTGGTTACCTGACTGGTTTCAAGCAGTCTGCAATCCACAGCGCAGCCGACACTGTTAACACAACTGTTAACGGTTCAAAAGCTGTAACTACTGCTGGTTCAGACGAATTGCTTGCAAGCATGAAGCTGGAAGCTGACGACTTCGGTGGTTCAGCTGGCTCATCAATCGGCATCCAGCCACGTCTGGGCGGCGCAACTGCTGTTCCAGGTTCAGGTAATGCCAACCCATTGATGGTCATTGCTCGCATGGCTCGTAAGCTCGACCAACAGAATGTTGACACACAAGGCCGTTGGCTGGTTGTTGACCCCGTGTTCATGGAAGTCCTGAAAGACGAAGACTCCAAACTGCTTGACGCAGACTTTGGTGGTGCTGGTCTTCAGAACGGCCTGACACTGAACAACCTGCATGGTTTCCGTGTCTACGTTTCAAACAATCTGCCACAAATCGGTACAGGTTCTGATACCGTTGGTGGTACAAATGCCAATAACTACGGCATGATTGTTGCTGGTCACGACTCAGCAGTTGCTACTGCGGAGCAAATCAACAAGACCGAAACATACCGTGACCCTGACAGCTTTGCTGACATTGTTCGTGGTATGCACATGTACGGTCGTAAGATTCTCCGTCCAGAAGCGATTGTTAACGCTAAGATTAACCTCGTGTAAGGGAGATTAGATTATGGCTCTTGGTGATAATACTAAACAAGCTGCACGTGGTAATGGCGAGCGTGGTCGTAAACCATACATGGTCGAGACTACACTGGACTTTGCTACTGCACTTTCCGACAAAGGTTCTCCATTGGCAGCGAATGACGTAATTCCTGTTTTTGAAATCAAAGCAGGTACACTCGTACTGAACGCTGGCGCACAGATTGTAGAAGCCGCAAACTCAACAACTCTGACTCTGGACATCGGTACTGGTGTTGACCCAGACGTATTCGTAGATGGCTTCGATGGTAAGTCTTCTGCAGATACTTACGCACAAAACCCTGCCGTGTACCAGCCAGTAATGGCAGTAGCTGATGACGCAATTGACGTTAAAGCTGCTACCCTGACAGGCACACTGTCAACTGGTAAAGTACGTGTCTGGGCAATCCTGATGGATTGTACAGAGATGGGTGATTTCACTGCTGCTGAAGTAGCACGTGACGTTGCCTAGTGAACAAGTGAGGGGGCAGGGCAACTTGCCCCTTCATTCTCTTATTAGGAATTACAGATGGCATACGATTACTTAGGTTTGACAAACGAAGTGCTTTCTCGCATGAATGAAGTTGAGTTGACTAACGCCAACTTTGTTGCTGGCGCACGTGGTTTTCAAACTCAGTGTAAAAATGCAGTAAACGATGCTATCAACTATATTAACTCTC